GGATCGCTCCGGCCGGCTAGCCCTGCTCGAAGAGCCGCACCTGGGGCGCCTCATGACCAAGATCCGCGGGCCCGTTGTGCCCGCCACGCAGCGCCTCGAGTTCGGCCTGCCCGAAGCGCCAGTCACGGCCAACGATCCCCAATCCCCCCACCAGAACTGATCAAGGAGACCCGACATGGGCAACTGGAATGATTTCAACGACGCCAAGCAGACGACCAACCTGATCCCGAAGGGAACGTTGGCCAAGGTCCATATGACCATCCGCCCCGGCGGCCATGACGATCCCGCTCAGGGCTGGACCGGCGGCTATGCCACGCGCGGCAACACCGGTTCGGTTTATCTGAGCGTCGAATACACGGTGGTCGAAGGACCCTACGCCCGCCGCAAGGTGTTCAGCATGATCGGGCTTTACAGCACGAAGGGCCCCGAATGGGCCAACATGGGGCGCGGCTTCATCCGCTCAATCCTCAACTCGGCCCGCGGTCTTTCCGACAAGGACAACAGCCCGCAGGCCCAGACGGCTCGCCGCATCGGCGGCTTTGCCGATCTCGATGGCATCGAATTCGTCGCCCGGATCGATGTCGGCACCGACAGCAATGGCGATCAGAAGAACGACATCCGCGCTGCGGTAACCCCGGATCACCGCGAATATGCCGCCGTCATGGGCACGGCGCCCGCGCAGCCGGCAAGTCCGTTCGCGGGATCCACCCCGTCCGCTCACGCCACTGGCGGGCGCCCCACCTGGGCTCAGTGAGGAGGCTGCCATGATCCTTCGACCCCGACAGTCCCAGTTCGTCGAGCGCAGCCTGTCTGCGCTCGACATCCACGGCAACACACTCGGTGTGGCTCCGACAGGATGCGGGAAATCGGTAATGCTGTCCGCAGTCACCGGCCAGACGATCCGCGACAGCCGCGCCAAGGCTTGTGTGCTGGCGCACCGCGATGAGCTGACCAGCCAGAACCGCGACAAGTTCACCCGCGTCAATCCGGGCATGACGACCTCGGTTGTCGATGCCAATTCCAAGAACTGGGGTGGCCAGGTCACTTTCGCGATGGCCCCGACGTTATCGCGTTCCGCCAATCTCGAGGCCATGCCATCGCTCGACCTTCTGGTCATCGATGAGGCCCACCACGCGGTTGCCGACAGCTACCGCCGGATCATTGACCGGGTGCTGCACCTTAACCCGATGGCCCGGATCTATGGGGTGACCGCAACGCCCAACCGTGGTGACCGGAAGGGACTGCGTGAGATATTCACCAACGTCGCCGACCAGATCCGGCTGGGCGAACTGATTGCCTCAGGACACCTCGTTCGGCCGCGCACCTTCGTGATCGACGTTGGGGTGCGCGATGAACTGGGGAAGGTGCGCAAGACGGCTGCCGATTTCGATATGGGCGCAGTCGATGCGATCATGAACAAGGCCCCGGTGACCGACCAGGTCATTGCGCATTGGCGGGAAAAAGCCGGCGAGCGCCAGACGGTCGTGTTCTGTTCGACTGTCAACCATGCCGAAAATGTCGCTGCTGCTTTCAACGCAAACGGCATTCCCGCCGCAGTTGTCCATGGCGATCTGGATGACGCGACCCGTCGTGCCACTCTGGCCGCCTATGACGCCGGTGACTTTCAGGTGGTGGTCAATGTCGCGGTGCTGACCGAAGGCTGGGACCATCCACCGACCTCCTGCGTCATCCTGCTGCGCCCCAGCTCGTTCAAGTCGACGATGATCCAGATGGTCGGGCGCGGCCTCAGGACGGTCAACCCCGAAGAATATCCCGGGGTTATCAAGACCGATTGCGTCATACTCGATTTTGGCACCTCGACGCTGCTTCACGGCACGCTTGAGCAGGATGTCGATCTCGACGGCAAATTGTCCTGCGGCGACGCCCCGACCAAGGAGTGCCCGGATTGCAGCGCGACAGTCCCGGCCGCCGTATCTGAATGCCCGCTGTGTGGTCATGTCTGGGAGGGTTCCTCGCGCAATCCTGTCGACCCACTCGGCCACTTCATCATGACCGAAATCGACATTCTGGCGCGCTCCAATTTTGACTGGGTTGAAACCCATGCCAATGGCTCAGGCGTCATCGCATCCGGCTTTCATGCCTGGGCTGGGGTCTTTTGGCATAACGGCCGTTGGTACGGCCTGGGCGGCCGGCCAGGACAAGCGGGCCATGTCCTTGCCATCGGCGAACGCGACATCTGCCTTGCGGCAGCCGATGACTGGCTTAACGAGAACGAGACGGACGAAAGCGCCCACAAGTCGCGCGGATGGTTGTCACTGCCTGCAACTGACAAGCAACTGTCCCGGCTGCCTGGTTCATTCCGCCACGATTACGGTCTGACCCGCTACGCGGCCTCGGCGCTGATTTCCTATCAGAACCATGCACATCAGATCGGAAAATTGATCCGTGCCGCCGATCCGCAGCCTCTGTCTCTCGCTGCGTGATGCTGGGCTGCCCATGCAAACCGATGTCTCGCCCGATTTCTGGGCCGATCTCACAGCCGAGGCGCGCCAGCGCCGCTGGCATCCGCGCGGTGTGCTCTGCGCGATCTGCCGGCGTCCGACCGCAGGCTTTGGCTGGCTGGGACCGCAACAAACCAAACACTCCGGACCCGACGTCTGGTTCTGCTCGATGCGCTGCCAGACCTTCTTCCACGACCGCGCCCGAAAGGTACCCGATATGGTAGATCTTACCCCCCTCGAAAATTCTGCGATCGAGGCTGCGCTCCAGCCAGTCGCCACAATGCTGGATAGCATCGGCTGGCATGTGCCGCCTGCTGCCTGGACGCGTGACCAGATGCTCGGATTGATCCGCGCAGGCGTCGAAGGGTTCCAGGAATCCATGCGCGTGGCTGCCGCAACCCAGAACGCCCCAATCACATCTTCGGACTGCCCATTCTGATGCTGGACTTCAACCACCGCCCGGCATTTGCCGATCGCCTCAACGCACTGGTCGACGAGAGCCTCGTTGCCGACAATGCCACGCGCAGCCCCCGGGATTATCTTGGCGGCTCGCGGGTGGGCGTCGCCTGTGAACGCGCGCTCCAGTTCGAGTTTACGGCCACCCCGAAGGACGCAGGTAGCGACTTCTCGGGCCGGACCCTGCGCATCTTTGCCATGGGCCATGCGCTGGAGGACCTGGCGATTGGCTGGCTGCGCAGCGCCGGGATCGAGATCTTCACCCGCAAGGGCAATCGCCCGGACGGGGAGCAATTTGGCTTCTCTGCCGCGGGCGGGCGTCTGCGTGGTCATGTCGACGGCATCATCACCCAGGCCCCGGAAGCACTCGGTCTCGGATCGCCGGCGCTCTGGGAGTGCAAGACCATGAACGCCAAAAACTGGCGCGCATGCGTCAAGGACGGCGTGGCCAAATCCAAGCCGGTCTATGCAGCCCAGATCGCGCTCTACCAGGCCTATATGGAAGCCAGCGTGCCGGGCATCTCGGCCGCGCCTGCGCTGTTCACCGCGATCAACAAGGACACGGCCGAACTTCACCATGAGTTGGTGCCGTTCGATCCCGACCTCGCTCAGCGCATGAGCGACAAGGCCGTGCGGATCCTGCAGGCGACAGATGCCGGGGAGCTGTTGCCGCGCATGACCACCAATCCCGACTTCTTCGAGTGCCGGTTCTGCGCGTGGGCCACCCGTTGCTGGGAGATGTCCCGATGAGCGACGATACCATTATCCACTTTAATCCCTGGCGCGATTTTAACGATGCCAGGTCGCTTGAGGAGCTCTACCTCGAGCCAGACCGCGCGCAGATCAAAGCCTTTCTCGATGTTGTCTTCGACTATTGCGACGGCCTGATTCCGGTCCGCAGCTTCGTCGAGAAGGGCCAGGGGATCGAGGGCAAGCCCAACAACATCTGGATTAAGGCCGATGGCTCGGCCGCCGACAAGCTCGTCACCTTTGCTAACTGGGCTGGGCGGGAGGGCGCTGCCGTCTATGTGATCCCGGGCACGGTTGCCGAGAGCGGCCAGGCAAAGTCTGCCGATGTGACCGCCATGCAGGCGATCGTGGTCGATATCGATACCGGCGATGTCGGGGGCAAGCTTGCCTATCTTACCCAGCATCTGGGCGAACCCAGCCTTGTTATCGAAAGCGGCGGGCGCACGGCTGAAGGCGCGCAAAAGCTCCATGTCTGGTGGAAGCTGTCCGAGCCCGCCACCGGGAGCGATGTGGAGCAGGTCTGTGCACTGCGCGGGACCATCGCGGCCAAGGTTGCCGGCGACACGCATTTTCGCTCCGCCCACCAGCCGATCCGGGTGCCGGGCACTATCTACCACAAGGGCGGCAATCAGCGCCTGGTTCAGATCCTCCGGCACATCGCAGGCCGCGAGGTGGATCTAGCTGATATGGCCGAGGCGGTTGCCACCATGCCAGCAATGCCCGGAATCGGCAGCGATACCGCGCCGCCCGATGCCAAGCCCTCGATCAACGATGTCCTGACGACGCCGGTGCATGAAGGCGGCGCGGACGCCTGGTCCCGCTTCGAGGGTGCCAGTGCCGCCATCGGCCACTTCATCCGCCAGGTCCATGAGGGGCGGATCAGTCCGGACGAAGGCTGGGAGGCGATCTGCCAGTACAATGCTGCGATGCTGCGCCCCAGCTGGCCGACGCAGCGCCTGAGGGCGGAATACGATCGGCTGTGGCGCCTGCATGTCGACCGCAATGGCCCGGCGCTGGTGCGCTTGGTGAGCGCGGTGCCTGCTTCAAGCGAAATGCCGGCCTTTACGCTGGGGGCATTGCTCGATGACACCAGTCCCATGCCGGCCGACATTATTGCGCCGCGGGTGCTGACGCCGGGAGGGCTACTGGTGCTGGGCGGTGCCCCCAAGGTCGGCAAGAGTGATCTTCAGATCAGCTGGCTGGTTCACATGGCGGCCGGGCAGCCCTTTCTCGGGTTTACGCCCCCGCGTCCTTTACGCATCTTCTATCTCCAGGCCGAGATTCAGTATCACTACCTTCGCGAACGCATGCAGCACATCGCGCTGCCGGCAGAGCTGCTGGCTGCCGCGCGCGACAATCTGGTTGCCACTCCAAAGCTGAGCATGCTGCTCGATGCCGATGGCAGCGCCCGGGTTGCAGAGGCCATCAAGCGCACATTTCCGAACGACCCGGTCGACATCATCTGCATCGATCCGATCCGCAACCTGTTTGACGGCGGGCCTGCCGGCGGCGGCGAAAACGACAACGCCGCCATGATGTTCTTCCTGAAGAACCGGGTCGAGGCTCTGCGCGATCATATCAACCCGGACTGCGGCGTAATCCTGGTGCATCACACCAAGAAGCTGTCGAAGCAGCAGGTCAAGGATGATCCCTTCCTTGCTCTATCCGGCGCCAGCGCCTTGCGCGGATTCTACACAACCGGGTTGCTCCTGCATCGACCGGATGAAGAGAGCCCCGAGCGCCGCCTGGAAATCGAACTGCGCAACGGACCTGCATTGCGGGCCAAGCTGATCGACAAGGTCAAGGGACAATGGGTCGAGCTCAACCCCATGAACGAGCGTCTCGTACGCCGGGATGTGGGCGCCAAGCTTGATGCCGAGCGCGTGCGCAAACACGACGTCATTCTCGGCATGCTGCTCGATGAGGCCGCTGAGGGCAGGCTCTACACCACCATGCAATTTGCCGAGGCCTTCGAAAACAAGGGAGGCCTTGGCGGCAAGAACTCAATCCGCGAACGGCTGAGTGTCTTGGCGACAAAGGGCTATGTGAAGTTCCTCCGCGATGGCGGGCCGTTTGGCTACCCGATGGTCCGTTCGCGGTATGGCTACCTGTGCGTGGAAGGGATGCAGTTCACCGCCGCTGGCGCCGTCGACGGCGAGACAGGCGAGGTGATTGATGAGCCGCGCGCGGTCCTGCCCAGTCACTACAAGTGCCCTCATTCAGGTGCCTGTCTCGATGTCGAGAACCCCTCGGTGTGGGTCTATCCAGCCGGGTCAGAGGATGCGCCAAGGCCTTCTGATTTGGGGTCAACTCCTCAGGAGTTTGGGTCAACTCCTAACTCCTCCTAACTCCTCAATTCAATAAATTCAGTGACTTATGAAAACGGAGGAGTTGTCCTCCAAACTCCTCCTGAACTCCTCTGAAATTGGAAAATCTCTATGTTTTACAACACTCTGAATGATCTGGAGGAGTTTAGTGCGAAAGCCCCCTTACTACGTAAGGGGGGGCACCCCTTGGGTGTGGCCCCCATTTCTTACGTAGCGGGGTATCCCGCGCGGGCGAGGTCTCCACCAGACTTGTGCCCCCAGACCGGACGACGGTGGTCCGTACCGCCAAGCACAAAACCACCGCCGCCCGCACCACGACCAATCCCTTTTGGAGAATCATCATGGATATTCTGACTTTGCCTGCGCGTGAGCGCAGTGCAACCCCGCCGGCGGCAAGGCCGGTCACCATAACCCGCGGAGCGCAACTGGCTCTCGACCTCGGCACCAACACTGGCTGGGCGCTCCAAGGCGGCGACGATTTCATTTCGAGCGGCACCGTGTCGCTCAGGCACACCCGCTACGACGGCGGCGGGATGCGCTTCCTGCGCTTCCGTCGCTGGCTCGAACAACTCGACATCGATGCCGGACCAATCGAGGCCGTTTACTACGAGGAAGTGCGTCGCCACGCCGGTACTGACGCGGCCCATGTCTACGGCGGCCTGCTCGCCGTGCTGACCGCATGGTGCGAGGAACATCTGGTTGCCTACCAGGGCGTGCCGGTGGGCACGATCAAGCGGTTCATCACCGGCAAAGGAAGTGCCGACAAGGCGGCGGTCATCGCGGCTGTCCAGGCCAAGGGCTTCGCGCCTGCCGACGACAACGAGGCTGACGCGATCGCGATCCTGCTTTGGGCCATCGAGACCCGTGGAGGTGTCCGGTGAGTGCGGCTGGTTTCCTGAAGCGCGTGGCGCAAGTGCTCGAAGATCGCGGTGCTGCCTACGGCGATCCCAAGACCCAGATGGAGGCCATCGCCCGGCGCTGGTCGATCACCCTTGGCACACACGTCACCGCCCAGCAGGTGGCGCTGTGCATGATCGACCTGAAGCTTGCCCGGCTGGCGCACGACCCCAGCTACGCAGACGGTCCCGTCGATGTCATCGGCTACGCGGCGCTCATCCCGGAGATCATCCGTGGCTCGCGGTCGTAAGCGCAAGGCGGGCCGCCGCCACCCCTGCGGCAAGCTGGTGCAACCGGGCAAAGCCGAGACCCTGCGGGGAGTCACGGCGACCGTGCTGGATGCCCGCCAGCGTCAGTACGGCGTCACCGCGAGGCAGGCCAAGGACGAGCGTCTGGGCTCGGCGATCGGACGGCTGGCATTCGCCGGCAAGATCACGGCCGAGCAACTGGCGGCGGCTGATCTCTATGGTGACCTCATGGCCCGCAACCGGGCGGTCATGGGATTGCCGCCGATCCACCCGCATTCCGCTACCGGCTTGCTTCTCGATGAAGGAATCTTCGGCCGCAGTCTCACGGAGTACGATCCGGACTACGTCGAGAAGATCCGCAAGCGGGCAGCGGCGGCCATCCTGATGCTGCGGACGGCTGACAGCGATGCCGTGGCAACGACGGGACGCCGACCTAGCGTGCTTGTCCATGCGGTGGTCTGCTATGAGGTTGATGCCGCGACATGGGGCACAGCCGATCTGCGCAATCTGGAACACGGGCTCGAGGCGCTGGTCACGTTGTTCGGCATCGGCAGTTCTTGCAAGATTTAGTGGTTTGCACTAAATTGATGCTCATGGAACGCGCAATCAGTGCCAGTGACGCCAATCAGCACTTCTCGGAGATGCTCCGCGATGTGCAGGAAGGCGAGAGCTATGTGGTCATGTCCCGGGGACGTCCTGTCGCCCGTGTCGTGCCCATCAACCGTGACCGTCAGCGTCGTTCGGTGAGCTCGCTGCTGGATTTTGTCCAGAAGCTGCCCAACCGGCACGCTGGCGCATGGACCCGTGACGACCTCTACAGCTGATGTTCCGCATCGCGCTTGATACGAACGTCCTTGCCTATCTGGCGGGCGTTGACCGGTCGCCGCAGGACGGCGCCAAGGTCGACACCACCCGTGATCT